AAAATCAACATTTACTAAATGTCAAGAAAACTCTTCCGGTAGGGCGGCTAGTGCCAATCCATCATATACTAATGCAAATACAGGTCAATTAAAATTACATATGTTACAGTCTGCTATTTTCAATGGTAAAGCCAATGTTGATGATGGCGGATATGGCATGGGAACTGATAACGAATGGACTAACTATTTTGTCAATAAAATGGATTTTGCAGATAGTGATAATCAAGATGTAGATAAATTACACCATTTAGCATTACCGCCGGTATTTGGTGGTTTTGAATTAATTCCAATGACATTTAGTGCTGGTGGTTCTACAAGAACTGCTAGAGTCAGTAAAGATGTTACTGCTGGACATACTACCGATTTAGTATATTCAACTACTTATAATCATGGTGATACTAGTAGTCACAATTTCGCAGTAGATGATAAAGTTTATGCAGAAAACGGTAGATATATTGGTAAAATTGCTGCTATTCGTGGGCATATTGATTTAAGTGGAAATGCAGCAATACAACTTGATGAGCCAATAAAAATTGATTTAGATTCTGGAGGAAGTGGTCTAAAATTATTTACAGGTTCATCTGGAACAGGAAATGGTGAAGCAGTTGTTGGTGCAAATTTAGGGGGTTATCACCCACTAGGTAAAAAATCAGAAATTTTAACATTTAGTGGTTCTACTGATGCTG